GTAGCAACCCCTCCGATCCATCTCGAACTATTTCTATTTAGAGATATTCTTTACGAGCATGTTTCTCAGGAACAACTTTTCCTAACTCCACGGTGAGGAGTCCATCTTCAAATACGACCTGTCGAACTTCGCAATCTTCGCTGAGTGTCCAAGTGCGTTTGAATGAACGTTGTGCCAAGCCCCTGTGCTGATACTCTCCATTTGTTTCCTTTTCTTCTTTGATGCCTTCGACATGTAGTTTTCCAAACTCCGTATAGACTTTAACTTCATCTTTCTTGAACCCTGCCAATGCGACTTCGAGTTTCGATTCATGATTATTCAATTGTACTAAATTATATGGTGGGTAGTTAGATGGTGTTTGGATTTTAAAAAAATCATCAAAGTAATTATCAAGTCCGATACTATTCTTTGTGATCTTTTCCATTAATGCTGGAATGTCCGATGCAGCATACCTTTGCAATGCTGAATGAGTATTCAATGTCATGAGAGCCTCCTTTAATAAGCTAGGTGTAGTGTGTGTCCCTTTATGGCGACACTATTATTTAACCATAATCTTAAGGTTTTCGGAAGTGTGACCTACCGCACATATAAGTTGTGTTATTTCTACCTATATAGTAGAGGTACAGTGTCAAAACACATGAAGAAATTTTTACCTATAATTATGTTATTGATGGGTGGTGTCGCTGTAGGTGAAGCTAGAGCAGACATCACATCTAGATTCGCCTCTAGTGTCCAACTCAGTGTAGGTGGTGCTCATACAACAGCCGAACGAATTGGATCATCTTTTGCTATAAGTGGTAGTGGTGTTGATACTACTATTACAACTGGCGGTAGTGCTGCTGCTGATCAGATATCTACTGGTACTATAACTTCAGGAATTTATGCTCCAGGAGCAGTAGTAGCAGAACAGAAAACAGCAGGAAATTCTTTCAGCTTCGCTCAAAGCTACACTCAAGGTGACGCTATTCCAGGTAGTGCTGTAACAGTTGGTGCATCTCAAAACTTTGGTGATATAAGTAGTACTGCAGGTGGTACTGTTGGTGACCTTGCTGGTTCAGTAACAAGTAGTCATGGATTTAGTGGTGTAGCGGCTGGTGGAGCTAACACCTCAGCTACTTCTCAATTCGTAACAGAGCTTACTATCAAATAGGTGTTGAAGGATGAATAAGTTTATCCTATTATTTTTATTACTGTTACCGTCTAAAACTCTTGCAGTCCCTGTGGTACCAAATTTCCAACAAGGTTCCATGACGAGCCATACGGAGACTGAGAGTACGGTAACAGAAACCATAAATTCAGTTGATTATAGAACAGGATGGGAATACTCAGTGACAGGTGTAGGGATCTCCAACGATGGAGCGGCTTTGAATCCCAACGTCAACACCTCAACAGTGACAATAGAGCCAAGCGTAGGGACAGGAGAGGGAGCGATCACAGGAAGCGTAACATCTTCCTTCGATACATTGAATCTCTCCAATCAAGGCACCTACACAATGACAACTCCAGGGGGAGCATTTCAATTTACCCAGAGTTATCAAGGCCCAGGCATGACCAACCAAACTCTCATACAAAGAGTCACCACAATAGAGTCCGTAACAGATACAACAAGTGTGTTTACCCAGTAATTGCAACGGGTCTCGTACTTAATTCTTTACTACCAATTAAAGCCTTAGCAGAAGGTGTTGGTGGTGTAAGTGCTACTGCTAATCCTATCGCCAATAGTTCGGGCTCAGTCACGAACCAGGCAATACAAGTTTTACAAGGTCCATACGTTACTAACACCTATGGTGGTGGTGTATCATGTCAAGGTACGACTCTTAACATGACACCATACATTCAGTTCGCTGACTCAAGGAAGGATCCTTGGGAAGATTTTTATAATGAGCCACAATATAATACTAGTGATACTACAGGTAAGATGGTTCCTACCTATGTTACTGTTAAGAACTATCCTTGGGAAGAATGGTATGACGATAGAACATACACAGATGATAATGGTGATGAAGTAAGATGGTTCCCAGATGGATCAGACATCACAATCATTCAAGATATCGATAGTCCTAATGGTGTTCCTGATGTAGTTGATACTGGTGGGGAAATGACCCCATCATGGTTTAAACCTGTGCGTACTGACATGAGAGCAAACCAATCCTTTAACGTAGGTCTCTCTGCTACTCTATCAATACCATTGAATAGATCTATGCAAAAGAAGTGTAGTGAAGCAGCAACCTCACAAATAGCAGCAGTCAATCAAGCTACTGCTAACAAAAGATTAGACTTTGAGATCGCACGTCTCAAAAATTGTGGTGAACTTATGAAGGCTGGTATTATGTTCCATCCAAACTCACCTTATGCATCTATATGTGCTGACGTAGTTGTAACTGCACCAGGTGGACAGATCATTCCACACGAACACCAGATACCACAACCTAGTTGGACTAACCCTTCTTCTTCAACGGAGGTAAACCCTTCTTCTCTCGGTACTTCTCAGTCATCCTCTCAGTCAGATTTGGACGGCGTTCCTCTTTCTTCCCTAACAACTTCTGAATCTTCGTCATCACTTTCTTCACGACAGGTTTCACAGCCTTCAGCAAAAGATCTGCTAGGGGTTTGGCAAATAGGGCAGACGCAGTTGCCACAGTCGCAATCGTTGCCGTAGTTGTTACAACACCTGCTGATGGAAGGAATTGTTCCATTGCTGGTACTGGTTCCCAGATGGTCTCACAGATTTTACCGTCAGGTGTTAGTTTATATTCTTTTACTTGCTCATCACCCTTCTGATTCCTATCACCTATGCGTCTAGCATTAGGTGGAGGACACTCTATTTCATCTGATCCTGTCTTTGGTATCTCAGGTGTTCCTGGTGTCTGAAAATCTGTATCTACATCAGTATCTGTATCTACACCCTCATCGACATCATCAGGTTCTGTATTAATTGTCTGCCAAAATAATTCTCTATAGTCATAGTCAGGTGGTTGGTAGTAAGGCATACCAGCATCACATAACGTAGTCTGTCCTTTAGGATCATCGTTTACTAGATTCTTATTACTAGATGGATCCTTCTTAGCATTCTCTTTGTGTACTGTTACACAACCAGGCATATTAACAATAGGTGTACCAGCATTAACAGTGACTGGAACATCTATTGGCACTGCCTGTGGTGGATTCATCAACCAACTACGTGTTTCTCGAATATTAACATTCCTTATATCTGCAACATACGTATTACGAACACCAATATTATAGTTACCAATTAAAGGTATCCCTGTTCCGTTGACTGTTATGTCAGGTATACCAAGTCCACGGAGAGTAATATTAGGTACATTATGAATAGGATCCATAGGTAAGTATCCATTTTATTTTGGAGGTATCTGTTCCTTATAGTCTTTAGGGTCTTTCAATCCTTTAACAGGACCACTAGTTTTTGGCCAAGCATTAACTAATTGTAGATATACTTCTTCTCTTACTACTTTACGTATCTCTTCTATACGTGCGTCTTGTCTTTTCTGAGGACCACCAGTTTGTTGGTCGACGACATGATTGCCACCGACAAACGCACCAGTACCTACTACTGCTACTGCTGTTCCAGTTGATGCTATCTTTTGGATATCCATTAGCAGTCCTTCATCATCTCTGCCATATCTCCACCAAGTTCAGCACCTTGATCACCACCAAACATAGTAACCCAACCAGCAGCTAACCATCCTACGAATGGTATACCTGATACGGCAGGAGCAGCAGCAGCACCAACACCACTACCAACGAGGCGACCAGTCTGTTCTCCACCTCCACGTGCTTTGAGGCAAGCGATTGTTTTTTCTGAGAGTTTTCCGTCTGGATTTGCAGCTGCTTGAATTGCAAGTGCTGCTGGATCAATCCATGCTGTCTTGGTTGATACTGGTCCTCCATGGTGTGCTGCACCATCGGCAGTAAATTCGATAACTTCTTTAGTAGTATTATTAGCGAGTCCCAGAAACCCACCCTTTGCTTTCCTATCAATGGTAGTGACCATGGTCTTAGGATCGTTAGCTCTATAACTCACACTATAACCATCTTCATTAACATGTGCTTCATAGGAAGTATATGCTCCTACTGGCATATTCAAACTAGGAAGTTTAGATGAATCTCTCCTAGCAAGCATACCAATCATACCTATATGAGATATGCCTATAACTCCACCCAATCCAAGGGCAAACCATTTTGTTAAATTAATTTTATCCATAACGAACCTCGTAATTTATAAAGCTTTTCCTGGAACAGGAAGTCCCATGCTGCCACCACCTACAGAAGCTTGAGGTACAGATGGTACAAGATCAGGAGTTCCTATAGGAAGATCCCCACCAAGACTACCACCTAGACCACCTAGACCACCAAGTGCTTTCTCTGTAACACTCTCTATGATGGCATCCTTTTGTACATAAAGATAAACGCCACCGCCAACAACGGCAAGAGATACAACGCTAGACGCAATAGCAAGTACATTTACAATTTTCTGCATGATTTTAAATCTCGTAAGTTTTCTTTTCTTTGCTGTTAGGATCAACCGCAATAATTTTTAGTGGTGCTTGTTCAATACGAATAGTCTGAGTAGGACCACCGTTACCACCTCCATTTCCACCACCGTTGCCATTCATCTTCATAGTACCGTCACCCTTTTTAGATGCAGTCTGAATTCCGAAGCTAGCTAAAACCCCAGTAAAAACTGAAGCTATAAAAGTTGGATCGATTTTCTGCTGTGGTACACCTGGGATGGCGACATAATTTAAAGTCAATATTCCACCGCTCCAGGCAAGAACGGTAATGCGAACAAATGTACTAATGATAGCAGCTTGCTCGTCAGCATCGGGAAGTATAGCATCCTTAGCTTTGCCAAAGAAACCTTTCTTTTTTTCTTCAGGTTGTTCTTCGACAACCTCTTCTTTAATCTCTTCGGCCATGAAAAGTATTTGTAACTATATTATATATCTATTCAGAAGGTTGCCTTTTCTTACCGATATTATATTTGGACTCAAGAGTCCATTCACCCTTTTCTTTGTATGCAATAACTTTAATTTGACTTAGAGGTGCAGCCTGTGTAACAGCATCCTCCTTTACAATCTCCACTAAACCCCAATCAGATAAAAGTTTGATGATACGGTTTCGACGTTGAACATCATTCTCAGATAGGTTTGCTTTCTTACCATCAAGGGCAAAGAGTTCCTTGAAATGTACTATGTAATACTGCCCTTTCTTATGAAGGATGTGGCATGATTGAAATAATTTCTTTTCTTTTCTGGAAGCAACTCCAATACGTGTAAGAGTCTCACGAACTTTAAGGAAATCATCTGGTTCCTTTAAGTTCACCTCCACCATATCATTCTTTGTCCATTGAACTTCTTTAGGTTCGCTCATAGTTTCTTACCTCCTTTATTCAGTTTTTCTTTAATGTAATCTAATTGTTTTGGAGTTAAGATCCTTAAGGCTTGAATTGCTTTATCATTACTATAACCATAGTATTTTTTCACAAGGTCAAGATCTTTCACTTTCTCTTTTTTGCCCCAAGGAGAGAATCTTCTCTTAGGTCTCACTGTATTTAGATAAAAAGAATATTGTAATTTCTTATCCAAGTTAGGATACCGATTCATCTCATTAGCAAATGCTAGTGTGTCCATGTGATGTGACAGGCATTTGTTAATGACATAAGGAGGATAATTCTTTTCCCAACCAGGATCATCTTGCATAAGATCTTCCTTGTTAAAATTAATACTGTTCAAATAATCCTTAAGAGGATAACGATCATCATATGGCATAGTTAGTTAACACAAGTTCTTTACGTTCTGCTTGCTCTTTCATATAGTCACCTGTAGAACGCATACTATAAGTTAAATCAAACTCAGCAGCATACCAATCTTTAAATCGATTTCGTATAACCTGAGTACTATTATATGATATCATCTGATGGTTAGTCTGTCCATCACAATCTGCTGCAAACTTATCATGATCAAAATACTTGTGCATCTCACCCCTCTTACCATAGATAGGTATTCCAATCTCATAAGGTGGATCAAAATAAGTAAAGACATTCTTATTATCAGTTTTCAAATCTTCATAAGAAAGATTAGTTATCTTCCAGTTCTCTATCAACTTAGAATATCCTGGTAACTTCTCTATGCCTCGTAAACTGAAATTGGACTCACTGGCTTGTTTGGAGAAGGAACTCGATTCGGTAAGACCAGAGAAAGAACACTTATTAACAATATAAAAACTAACAGCACGAGTGGTGAGACTGGCTGAGGTATCGTTAACCAATTCCTTACAATCGTTAAAAAGTTCTTTTGCTTTTTCTGGTGTTGAGTATGCTGTTTTAAAAGTTCTGAGCCTGGTCGTAATTTCATTGCCTTCATGTTGTAGTTGTTGCCAAAAGTTAGATAGAGGTTCATACAAATCATTTACCCATATCTTCAGATGAGGATAGTGTTTTGTCATGTATAGAGCAACAGAACCACCTCCAAGAAAAGGTTCTCTATACTCATTATACATACTCATCTCTGGTAAGTATCGTGACATCTTTGTGATAGCACGTGACTTACCACCTGGATAGCGAAGAGGGGTTTTCAATGATTTCATTTTTTAGTAGTGTTGCTTCGTGTTCTGTTGTGAATTGCTATAAACTTATCACCAGCAAATGTGCCACCAAGACACACTTCAATCTCGTCACCATCTTTCCAATTAACCTCACCATTCATTTTGGTGTGTTGCATTGCAACTGCAATTTCATCAATTACCTTTTGGGTTAATCTCATTTTTTAATAATCCCTTTAGGGGTGTGACCGTGTGCTATTCCTAGCTCATGCATTTTAGCATGCTCGTCAATAGGATCTCTTACATCTTTACCTCCTGGACCAAAGGTGAGATACACACCCCAACCAAGTAAAAATAATAATAGTCCAACGATTATGTATACTAAAACCATCAGTAATACCTCTGTGAATTTCCTAACCCTCTTTCTACTTCTACTACAATAGCATCCATGATGCGATTGAATGATCTCGCCATCTGACGATATCCAGATCCAACATATATCTGTCCAGCAAATACTGATACAGTTGCAAGACCCCAGAATATATAATAAAATTTGGACTTGACTTGGTTTTTTTGTTTCTCTTTAGTAATCATAATTAAATAAAAGTTGCGACAAGAACCACTCTTGGTTTTGTCTTTGGTACATTATGTGTATGATATCCATCAAAGACAACCACATCATCTTCTTTGGGATCATGGTATCCACTTTCCGCTATGGTTTCACCACCAGCATCTGTTAAGTATATTAACATATTATGATGCTCATGTCGATGATCTACATGAATATATGTAGTCTCAATATTAGGATCAGGAAAAACCATGTTAACAGCCATCCTTAAAAATGAATTTATTCTAAACTCATTGTGATTAAAAATTTCTTTACATACATCTAGAGCATGTTCAAAATATCTTTCTGGTTGAGAATAAGGTTCATTCAATGTTGGTCTTCCTAATAAACCATGTATAAAAGTTCTAGCATGTCCCATCTTATCTAAATTCATCGATGGATGATAGAACTTAGTCTTTGCAAGAGGATCCGATGTGTGAAAAGAATCACTCTGTTGCTGTTCATACATGTACCAAGGAAAGGATTTAGACAAGACAAAATTCTTAAATTGATAATACAATTTTGTTTTTGGATTGTCTAACTGTCTCATTTCTTTTTCCTCAGTGGAACTTCAATAGTCCATGAAGGTGATTCTAATTTAACCATCTTAAACTGTTGTCTATTCTTCTCATAGGTAGCAGCAGGTTCATTACCAGCAGTCTCACCGTAATGAGTTTCCTTTACACCCAGATATTCTAAGATGGCATCATCAATCATATAGTACAATGTATCCCATGTTAGAGTATCTCTTAATCCAGATGCAATTCTATCAATATCATTCTCATCAAGGTACTCACCCTTGCTTATCTTACTAGAGTAATCTCCATATTGACTTTGGAGTTTTGCTCTTGCCTCTACCAACTTATTAAGGTTGATAGTGATTTTCACATCATCATCAATCATTTGAAATCACACTCCAACATAATCTGTGTTAAACATGCTAAGAGATTAATCTCTTGGTCTACCACAAAAGCAGACTTGTATTGATACTCTGCAATAATAAGTACAGCAGCAGCAACACTTGGTCCTTCCATAATAGTAGAAAGACTGTCATATAGTTTCCTCATTATAGCAGTAGGGTCACTATCTAAATTCTGAGTAACCCACTTCTTAACATCATTAAACTTCTTATTCTTTAGATACTCTGTAAGAGAATCGATCTTAGCATCACCTAACGCTGCGAGGATTCCAGTATCGATAGAACCTGTTGAACTATATCTTTGGAGTTCATTGATTGTTCTTCTGAAATCTGGGAAGTACTTTTGGACAACTGTGGCAACCACTTTGTCATTGTACCGTACCTCCTCTCTGGTAAGGATGTCTCTGCATCGCTCGAAGAACTGACCTGCAAGAGCTTGTTTAGATTTTCCACGGACATTGAAATCAATTACTGTTGTTCTACTATGTAATGGTTCTATTATCTTGTTCTTAAAGTTACACGTGAATATGAACCTACAGTTCTTCTGGAACTCTTCAATCGAGGCCCGTAAGAGGAGTTGTACGTCGGGTGTCGTATTGTCTGCCTCATCGATAATGAGAACTTTGTGACGACTTGTAGAAGTAAGAGAAACAGTACTAGCAAAGGTCTTTGCCTGATTGCGTACAGTGTCCAAGAATCTACCTTCATCAGACCCATTAATGACATAGAAGTCAGCCCCCAGTTCGTTACATAATGCTTTCGCAATAGTGGTCTTGCCAACTCCAGCAGTTCCAGAGAGTAGAAGATTTGGTATCTCTCCTTGCTCTATAAAACTCTTAAAGGTGGTCTTCACTTCTGTAGGAAGTATACAGTCCTCAACTTTCTGAGGTCGATACTTCTCTACCCATAAAAAATCATTCATGTATTTAAGACCCAAATTAATCTAACAACCATTGCTACAAATATAATATAGTAGGTCCACATTATAGTCATACCAATTTTATTATGCCTACTCCCACGTACATAGGGATGCACTGCTAGATGAGGAGATCTATCCCAACCATCTACCATATAATCTTTAGTTTTAATTTGTCTCTTAGGCATTAGGTTCCAAAGCGATGAAGTATTTGATACCCTCACCTTGAAAGAGAGCAACGTTCGACTTACTTAGTGTAACATTATAGTCACCAAGAAGCAACTTAAGATTCTCCACCTTAAAGCAATAACAGAACTCATCATCTGACTTACCAACTTCAATTGAATATGTGTTAGAAGTATCGTTCTTCTTATCTGTAAGACACAAATTCATCTTCTCACCATCACCAAACAAACATAGATCTGGTAACTGATATACACTAGCAGCACGTTGTAACTGTTGTAATGCAGTTGACTCTAACCTAAATTTAACATCCTCAGAAGGAAGGTTAATTTCTTTCTCAGGTGGTTGTGTAATGATGTCAGGGTCAGCATAAAAGAACTTGGTCTTAGACCTACCCTTAGTGTCACTTACAGTAACATAATTATCTCTTGAGGTATCAATAGATGGTTGCTCAAATAGAGATAGACCACCGAGGAATACACCCAAGTCATAGATTGATAACTGTGAATCAAATGATTCTTCAACATCAGCATACACAAGAATGTTCTTGTTGATGCTTAGTGTACTCAACTTATTACCAGGATTGATAACAAGTGATTTATTGATAGAACAAAAGTTCTTTAGGATTTCAAGTGTTGGTTTGGATAATACAGTCATTTACTTGTCATAATCAACGGAGAAAGGGGTGGATGTAGACTGGAGAGCATTTGCTGCAGCAGTCTTATCGTTAAAATGTAGAAGGAGTACAGCATAGTGGATAATCTTAACGATGTCCTTACGTGCTGTACCCTTTCTATCATACCTTGAGGCATATTTCAATATGTTAGACCTACAGAATGCCTCTGCGTCACCTACTGAATCAATCAAGTCCAATGTCTGAACATTGTTTGAGGAGTAGTGACCCCTGTAAGTACCACTTATATAATCTGAGACCTCTTTGAGAATCTCATTTTCATTGTACTTCATAATCCTTTTCTAGACTTGTTCTGAATAATAATCCGATCATTTGCATGGTCGGGTATAAATTCTAGCACATCATCATGTGGCCACATCATTTCCTCATACAAAGCGTTGAGGCGATCCATGTCCTCCCAGAGATCATTTACGTATCGGGGGTCGTTATCCTCCCCCCAATGATGTTCTTCTGGTTCTAAATCTCCGTGCATTAAAATTCTCCTTCGGGGGTTTCAGTTTCTTCACCAGCATCAACCTTAGTATACAAGTCCAAGAATGATTGCTTAGTATCATCATCGAATCTGTTTACGCAATTAGTGATAGCAACTAGGCGGTCACCAAATATGCTGTATGCTTGTGCAATGTGTACAAGACGACGTGTTGTGATAACCTCATCCACTCCTCCATCGAAGAATGTTTTGCGTATCACTCCTGCCCATTTTACCAGATTTTCAGCAAATGTCAATTCACATCCAACATTCTTTAGAATCTTCTGTTCAATAACTGGTGATGGATAATCTTGCTCAAAGGTAATTGGAAATCTTTCAAGGAAAGCTTCGTTAAGAACATTGGTTCCTACGAAACGTCCATCATCAGAACCCTTACCTTTTGTATTAGCAGTGGCAATGACAGTGAATCCAGCAGCAGGTTTAACATACCTTCCAGTCTTCTTAAGGAATACACCTTTACCTTCTAGTACTGATTGTAAACATAGAATCTTATTAGATGCTAAGTCGATCTCATCTAGAAGGAGTACAGCTCCCCTCTCCAAAGCCTCGACCACTGGTCCATTATGAAAAACAGTATCACCATTAACAAGACGGAAGCCACCAATAAGGTCATCTTCGTCGGTTTCAATTGTTATATTAACACGTATCAATTCTCTATTTAGATTAGCACATGCCTGTTCTACTCCTAATGTCTTACCGTTACCACTAAGACCAGTAATAAAAACAGGGTAAAACTGTCTAGAATTAATAATCTTCTTAAGAGAAGGGGCATTCCCGAAGGGTACATAATTTGAATCTTTCTCTGGAACGTAAGAAACTTTAACAGCAGGTTCAACAGCAGGTGCTTTATATGCTTTCTCAATATCTAAAGCAGTCAAGTCCCAAGTACCTCTACCCTTCTTATAGGACTTAAGGCGTTTGTTAACTGTAGGATAAGATAGTTTGAATTTTTTACCAGCAGCTCTTAAGTCAATGGTATCAACTTTGGCTTTAGGTCCATGCTTGTCCTTAAGAAAGGAAATGATTTCTTCAGTAGTAACTTCTGACTTGATTGGCATAATGACTCTTTGTTTCTATATGCTTATTATAACAGAACTAAAAAGCATATCAATGAAGTGTGGACACTTAGTTATCTGTCCATATCCTTTTCAACTGCCTTACATCAGATACTCCAAACATTGATTTACACCTCTGTTCAGCATCTTGTCTTAGATTAGATGAACAAAGAAATTCTACTTTAGTTAACCTATTAGATTCTAATAGTATATAAGCTTCCCATTTAATCGGTTTCATAATCCGCTTGCTGGTTCATCAAACAATATATTATCCATATAATTATTTACCCACTCTTCATCAAAATACTTAAGTAAAATGTTACGAGTCTTATCATTCTTTTTCTGACTTTCACAATACCAGATCTGGTCATCAAGTCTTTTCATAGTATTAACCCAGAAGGTATCTTTCTTAGCTTCCTTAATCAACTTACAATATACAACAAGATAATTTTGCACAAGACAAAAGAAGTTTGCCATATCAATATCTTCAGTCAAACGTGTGAACTTACAATATGGTGAGAATATTTCGTCACCCCATAATGGAAGTGGTCTCTTACCACTAAAATTAAAGTTGTTACTAATCTCTCGTATCTCATCCCAATTATCAAAACCATGTACAGGAGATACATCCACAATAGCAGCAGTAACTGTTTTACTATTAGCAACAATATCACATCCAAAGATGGGTATATTATAAGATGGTTCTGGAAAGAATACACAATGTAATATCTTCATATCATTAATCTCTGCCAATTCCAAATGCATCTTCCTGAGACCAGGTGCTTTGTACATTGTATTCTTAATGACTAATCCATCCTTCTCTACTTCAGGTAATGAACTTTCCAATGGTTCTACATCAGGCATATCCTGCATAGCATATGATAGCATTAATGCTATGTCTTGTACTATATCATTCTGCATAACTAAAAAAGAACTCCTTGATTAATTTTTCAGATTCTTCTTTACCAAATTGATGTGAAAGATATCCTGAGATAGGGTCTAATCTTATCATATAAGAATCAAAGTCTTTATAGACTGTTGTATCTTCTTCAGTTGGTTTTGCTTTATCTATCATTTCCTTATAGAGTGACAGATAGTATTTAAATGTTGGTAAGAATGTATCAACTCCATCCATCTCACAATACCTTACAAAGATATTATTAGAGAAGTGATTACCCTTCTCAAAGAAACGATAGGTCTCTGTTGTTTCAGGTAATGGTGGTACATCTAATAGAAAATTCTCCACTGGATGCTGGAAGTCAAATACAATAATAACTTTCTTCTTATTAAATCCCATCAAGTCCATACCAAAGCAAGGAAGGTTATGTCCAGTCTTAGGATAGATTATATTGTTATGGATATCAACAGTACCATCCCATATATCAACGTGCCTAGACTTGATAAAATGTTTACCAGAGTATAGATCTGCAGTTAAATGCACATCTCTTTTATTAGTCCATTCTACATGGTTACTTTCAAATTTTAAATCGGGAAACGTATTGAATACTGCCTCCCGATATCCATCCCAAATGCTCATGCTATTTGCTCCACAAATTTGTTTAAGATAGTTTTGTTTGTCATCTTAGAACCCATGTGCTTTTTAAATGCACGATTAAGTTCTGCTCTAGTTGCAACTTCACCCTTCTGTTTTACTTCAAGGTCTTGAGTGCCATCTCCCATGCCTTGACATGGTATAAAGAATGCTTCAGTATACCCAAGTAATTTCTTAACTGCTGCATACTTTTCTTTAGACCATTGTCTTTCCATTCTCTCAGCATCTTCATAATCTAATATACGAGCACTTCTTTTCAATTCATTCTTAGTACAGATACGAATACCTATCCAATTGAAATCAGTAATCTCCCTAAAGAAACCAACAATCTGTTGTGTTGTTAAATATGGACTTGGTTTAAACTCACGAGTATAACCAGTTTTAGAATCTCTTAGTATATATTTTTTATGCATAGACAAAGTTTTAGTTCTAATCGTTTCATTTTCATAATAATAATCTTGACCCTTATAATTATACTGCATAGGATTTGCTTCACCATCAGTCAAGCAAACTACATTTACTTTCTGAACCTTCTCAACATTCTTCATTTGCTCAACAAGTAATCTGGAGCATAAGACTGCTTCACCAAGAGGAGTACCACCAAGACTGTAATCTTGTACATAAGGTAAACGATGTCCATTCATAGCAAACGCTTGAGTATAAACCAACCTCATAGATTTCTCTAAGGATTGTTTGTTTTGCCTTGATGAAAAGAATTCAAAAAGTTTAAACCCATTACAGAATGAAAGTACATTTAAATCATCTTTAACTGCTGGATGAATGTCATGTCTTTCCCAACCATTTTGAAATGCATATACTCTAAATGGAATTTGTGCTTTCCTACAGAACCATACTAAATTGAAAGTCTGTTTAAGTGTATCTAATAAAATATTTTGCATTGACCCAGACCAATCAAGATAGAATACTAACCCATGATTCTTACCTTCTGGAATTACCGTAACTCTCTTAAAGATATCATCACTCAACTTATACTTGTATAGAGACTGAGTATCAAGAACACCTGTCTTAGATGTTGCTGCTCTCTTATATTCATCAGCAGACTTCTTCATCTCAAACTGTTTTACAAGATAGTTAACACTACGTTGTGCTTCTTTCTTATATGATTCATAATGCTTCTCAGCAAACTTCAAAGAATCAAAATAATAATCATGGTCATCTCTGTCACGACATGCTCTACCATAGAATCCACAGTCCAATTCTTCCTGTACAGTTTGATAAGGTACAACAGTTTCCTTCAAATTAATCTTAGGTAGATCTAAATAAACCCACTCTTTACTATCTTCATCAACTAAAGTTTCTAGTGACTCTTGCAATGCTCTGTCTGTAACACTCTCAGTCTCATCAGCACTACCATCAGTACCACCAATAATATCATCCTCATACATTGCATCCTCTAACTCATCCATTCTCTCTTCAATTGACTTTTGATTGTTAGGTCTTTCTGATTCACCTTCGCCTTCACCATCTTCTTTATTGTCAGTATCAACCTCTTGCTCTAACTCATTACCAGAAGTAGGATTGTCCCAATCAATATTTAACTGGTCAGGTATTTGTACTGCTTTATCTTCTTGCTTACCCTTTGCCCACTCATATAATTCTCTAGAAAGTTCTAAGACATCATCAAATGTTTTAGTTGATGCTACACGATTAACCCAGACTTGCTCCTCATCATTAAATTCTATTGAACTATTACCTTTAAAGAATAAGTTAATGCGGTCAATAAATGCTAGTTCTGATATCTCCTCATCTGCAACACCAAAGAAATCCTTATGCCATAGTTCTCTATACCCTTCAAAGAACGACTTCCTAAGACCAGGATATGTTTGCTTCATCTGACGTTCTATGCGAGCATCCTCTATAACATTCACAAATCCTTTAGGAGCATCGATTGGAATGTTAGGGGTGTATAGAGCATGTCCTACTTCATGTCCCACCAGAAGGTCGTATACGGTCTCTGAAGCGTCCTTCCAGATAGGTAGGGTCAATACACGATTGTTAACATCAAATGAAGCAGTCTGTACCTGACGATGCTCTACAGTCAAATCTTCTGTTGCTAGTAGTTTAGCAAGTGTTCCTTTTACTTCAGCGTTGATTGTCATAGTCCCTCTCAGATGTACCTATCATAGCACTTACAGCAAGAGTGTCAGGTGACAAGGTGACAGTTTCTTGACTGTCACCCCAGTGTCTTATAACCCCTGCAATAATAAAACAGTTAGTGACGAGATAAGATATGAAAATAACAGAACGTACCAGAACAACGTAGCTGTCGTAGGGTTCAGTTTTTTCATCAGAGAAGCTACCCAATGCATACTTCCAAATCCTCCATAGTTTAATCATTCAAATAAATGGTGTTTTGATGTGCCAGCATTATCATTTGATATATTTCCAATGCCAGTCTCTTCGGTTTCATTTAGGTCATAACTCCAATCTTCTATTACAGTGTTTGATAATAGTCTATCAGATAAAAGAAATAATTCATCCTTTGCTGTTTTATAATCTGGTGCATCAAACCAGAAATCAATACACTTACCAATCCTCAACAAATGAGGTTCAAGTTGAGGGGCAACTCTTTTGGTGTTATTCATCACTGCATTACCAGCAGCATCTGATACAGACCCTCTCAACTTTACATATACTGTTGCTTTGAATCTCATTATTCCTCCTCAATTAATTTAGAAAAATCATTTATCTTTTCAAACCTAAGACAACGCTTAAACTTATCAATAAGTAAATCACCTTTATGTGAAATAACAAATAGATTAGTACCTCCACCTAACTTTAAAAGTATAGAAAGTAATTCACCTGTAGCAGATGCATCAAGAGAACTATCAAATACTTCATCAAGTATAAGAAGATTAGTAGCAGCAGAATTCTTCATCCTTGCTACTTCTCTCCATGTAAAGAGAAGTGCTAGATCTATCTTCTGCTTTTCACCTTCAGAGAAAGAAGAGTAACTAAACTCATCTCTAAATCTACTCTTGATAACTTCATTAAACTCTTCATCCAATGTAAAGTTAACAAAGAAATCCATCGTATGAAGATACTTATTAATAAGGTTATTAAATACAGGAATGTATTTCTTAATAACTTGCTTCTTAATACCAGAGTCCTTTAATAAAGATGATACAACTTGATACTCATCTATCAACTTACTTATACCACTACACTCATCCTGAACTTTATGTAATTCACTTGTAAGATTTTCTAGTATCTTTTTCTCTTCATCAATCTTAGGACTCTTCTGTTGGTTGAGTTCTTTATCAATATCTAAATTTTCTTTTTCTAATCTAACGATATCACGATCTAAAGATGATATCTCACTACGCATTTCATACAATTCTGAACAAATTCTTTCGAGTTCCTCAATAATATCTAGTGTATCCTTAATACTTTCTTCATATTTACTTGCATCATTAGTCAATGATACTCCAGTACTAGTCAAAGAACCCATTCGAGTTTCTTTAAACGTATCAGATATTACTTGAGTACATGTAGGACACTCATCATGAGTCTCAAGAAACTTAATTTCTTTAGTTAATCTTTTTAATTCTGTTTTTGTTTGTGTTTGCTTGTCTCGTAAGGCTTGTAATGCATCCCTAAATGTTTCTATTCCACTACATTCCTTTTCCAACTTGGTCTTTTCGGTTATCTTATCTTGTTTTTGCTTTTCTTTTTCTTTCACTTTAGTTACATTTTTCTTATATTTGTCTCTCTTCTCTTTGTTTCTAACATCCTTTAGATCTTTTAAAGAATTAATTAACTTTTGCTGTGCTGAAACTCTCTCTTCTGCAATGTTTTTTAAATAAATAGTGTCTTTATTTTTTAAATTTGTACCACGAATTCTCTCTTTAAGAAGAGTATTCATGTTTGAGAAGACCTTGATATCCAATAGATCTTCGATAACTTCTCTCCTGACACTTGCTCCGAGTTGCATGAATGGGATAAATGTGGATGAACCAAGTATGACAACCTGTGTGAAACTCTTGAAGTTAAGTTTGAGGACTGTCTGTTCGAGGTACTTTTGTGTGTCACGTGTTGCTGCATCTTGATCAACGAATTTGTTATTTTTATATATTTCAAAAAGGTTAGGTTTAACCCCTCGAAAAACTCTGTACTCATCCTTTCCTATAGAGAAACATACTTCAACCTTTAATCCTTTTTCGTTAATACTATTAACAAGTTGTCCTCTAGTAATCTTACGGAAAGGTTTATTGAATAAAGCAAAGCACAGAGCATCTAACATAGTAGATTTCCCTGCACCATTAGTACCTACAATAAGTGTAGAAGCAGATTCATTCAATTGGATCTCAGTCCATTGGTCACCAGTAGAAAGAAAGTTCTTCCACTTGATGCTCTCAAAGGTAATCATTCTTTAGTGGGTTCAATAATCGGAGGTAGAATTAAATCTTCTCTAGTGACAATGGCATAAGCATACCCGAATTTATCACAATTAATAGCAACAGCCTCAACGTCTATTTCCATTAATTCTAATTTCTTCTTATAGTCTTGTTCATTCAACTGATACAAATACCTTTTAGCATCATCCTCTTCTTCAAACATGTGAACAGTTTTAACGTTCTCATTATTTGGAAGAGCATATACACCACCAGTATCTTTTTCAGTTAAAATAAACATTAGAGTTCAGATGCTTCCATGTATAAAGACCTCATAATGTTTTTAACATTACTTTTATCAACCTTAAGATCTATATCATCTATGTAGTTATCTAATAGAGTAATGGTGTCTTCGGTCTCTACGACTACATCACCACCTTCTATATCAACACTAAGATCTTCTACAATCTTAAGGTCAGCAAGTCCAATGTCTTGAAGCTGTCTGACAAAATAATCAAATTTAGTATAGTCACCTTTGTCTTCTACTATGAGTTTGACGAAGGTTCCTTTGACTTCTTCCTCATTCGGTAGTACAACTCCATTATTATAATACAACTTATGAAAAGTGTCAAAGGGATTTCTATAAAAAGTAGTTCGTAGAGTTTCCGTATCAAAGACATGGAACCCTCTTTTTTGTCCGTAGTCATTCCAGTATAGTTGATAGGGGTTACCAAGATAATAACAATTATTCTTATTAGATTTAGTATGGTAGTGACCAGAAAATACCTTAGTAAATTTCTTAAAGATATTCATATCAATACCCTTGTCCATCACATGACCTGGATGAGCTTCAAAGCCGTTAAGCTCAAGATGGCCCATACAGACAGGTGCAGTACTTTCTGTGATGCTTCGTAAGGTTCTGTCGTAGTTCTCATCACATATCCAAGGAAGGAATAATATATCAGTACCGTCATAACTACGGGTGGTAGGTTCATCAATAACATCTATATCGTATCCTCCTAATAACTCTTCTGGAGAGTTAATCCTTAATGTGTTCTTATAATATATGTCGTGATTACCAATCAAGGCAGTCATCTTACATCCCAATTCTTTAACAGGATCAAACCACATCTCCTTCGCTGCTTCCAGAGACATGTAATTAATAGATCTACGTTTATCAAACGTATCTCCTAAATTTATAATCTCTTTAATACCTGATGCTTTAAGAAAAGGTATTACAATTTTACTATAGAACTTCCTATAGTGCTCAACAAAATGAAGATTATCATTACGAACACCAAAGTGTTGGTCTGTTATGAGTAAGATTTTCATCTCTTAGTGTTCATCTCTACACGATTCTTTATCTGTGCATAGTCAGCACTAGCCTCACCATCAACTGAGAATACATGGTCATATCCAGACTTCTCTAAAATTTTATCTTTGATATCCATCTGACGTTTCTCTTTAGCAATACGACGTAGAAACGCATAGTACACTATCTGTGTAAAATATGCAAATGGATTTTTACTTTTCGCTGGATCAAAATTATCTATGTACTGTATACAATTCTCTATTCCATCACAAACCATATCATCCTTATACATGTAGTTGATAAAGTTTGGTCTATATGATAGATGCTGTGCTATTTTTAAGAAGCATCCTCCAATGTAATTACTGACACGAGGTTTAGGAAGACCTTTCTCTTGAGCAATAACAACTTTGTCCTTGTACTTTACGATAGCAGCAAGGAACTCAGCATTATTAACATAATGTTCTTTCTTTTTTGCGACTCTCCTCATATGCGTATCCTGTATTGAGTATATTATACTAAGGCTTGACAAGATTGTCAATCGTGAGTAGGATAACCATGTTAAGGGTTCAGGGGAACAGTATTAGCTTTTATATAATTTCTCAAATACCTGTCTAGCCTGATTTATTTTTCCAATGAATCCTTGTGTGTTATCTATTTTTGTCCGTCGTCGTGCGTTTCGTTTATCTTTTACTTCTTGAGGTTCTTCATCTTTAATCCTATCAGCATGTTCATCTACTAAAAATTTTTCATACATACCTATAATATTCTTACTCATAGAAGCAACACTTAAAATATCCTTCTCACGTATAATAAAAAATTCTTCATCAGATAACATCATCCATCGATGAAATCCTAATCCCCTCATAATTTTACCCTTACCTAGATCTTGATTGATAGGTTGTATACAAACTGGGTCTTGTAAAAATGCTATTGACTCCTCACAATTATCTTCCGTAGCCATTACTGCTTTAGCCAATACTTCTTCTCCACTAACCAGTTTAAAAACTCCGTGGAATTCTTCATCATGCTTTACGTAGTTAATTGTCATAATCCTTTAGTTTGATTTCTACAATTTCATATTTAAAATTTTCTTCTTTGTAAATTTTTAATCTCTCAAAGAGATGAAGGAGAGTATAGTTCTTTCCATTATCTCTAGTAATATCGTCAGCAACATCATATAGTGTTGCTTCTAGTTTCTCCTTAGATTGTCGAAGTACCCTCCCGATAGACTGGAGGTTACGCACTCTAGATTTCGATGGACTAGCGAAGACCAAGTTGTGCAACCGCTTGATATTAATACCAGTGCTGAAAGTGCCGTAGCTAGCGACAATAATACTGTTGTTTTCATGTTCAACTAGTCTCCTAATTTCTTCACGATCATCAACATCCACCCCACCATAAACTAAATGTACTGGTTTATCAGTATGACTATTTATCATCTCATACAGAGGGAGACCGTGCTTCTCCACGTAATTGAATAGTACCAATGTATTTCCTTTTAAATCACACGCTAAATTGCGGATAAATTTATTACGTTGTTCGTGTTCACAAAGGTAATCCATTTCATCCTGATACCCTTCAAAGATCTGTTCACTATGTTTAAGTACAATAACTTTTACTTTTAGTTGAGCAACATGTCCTTTCTTCATTAGGTCTGATGTCTTAGTAACCTTTGAGCATCTACCAAACACACCTTCTAATACTAATTGATTTGTTTCTGAACCATCTAACGTACCAGTAAATCCATATCTAAACTTACATCCATGTAACTTAGACATTAATTTAGTAAGAGATTTAGCTTTAAATAAATGAGCCTCATCACCAATCACAACATCAAATCTATCAAAAAACTTTCTTGGTTCCTTATATACTGACTGCCAAGTTGATATAACTACATCATGGTCTGTATATTTTTCTTCACCAGCATAGATTTTATGACAGTGGTATTCAGTGCTCCAACCATACTGTGTAAAATCTTTATACATTTGCTCGACAAGAGAGGTAGTTGGTACTATAATAAGTACATTCCGTTTAACCGTTACATGAAACCGAACCAATGAATAAATCATTAGGCTTTTCCCGCTTGCAGTTGGCGACAATAGGAGTCTTCTGTTGTATCTTAGGCACTCGTATATTGCTGCGTATTGGTAGTCCCGAATCTTTATTCCAGAAGGAAGACGCAACGCCCGAACAAATTGAACTACAGACTGAGGAGTTACAAGATCGTTTTCTTCCTTTGGATGTCCAAAATATTGACTTTCCAAATACTCAACCTGATACCCTCGGTCCTTTGCCCAGTCAGTTAGATAATCTATTAAACCGCAATAGATCTCTCCAGTAGCAGGTGAATATAATCTTACTTTACCGTCCCAACCTTTGTATCTCCTCGTCTTTTGCATGTACTTTGCAGAGGGGATTTCAAAGGTAAAAAATTCTGCTGCCTCTTTGTGGAGATGAGGCTCTGCTTTTACTTTTAAATAAACTTCGTTCTTCTTCTGAATAACGAGATCTGCCATGATTTACATTCCACTTTGAAATCTCTCCCACTCAATAGCATTTTTAATTTGGTAGTTACGTCCATTGATTTGACGCAACACACCATCAAGAAAGAAGATCGTTTGTTCTATATAGTCAATCTTCAGTTGTAGCTTTCTGACCTCATCATCAGCAGCAATGAACATTTTAATTTCATCGTTTGTAGTGAGTTTTAAATCAAACGGTGTTGTTTTGTATATACTTGTTGATGCTTTACCTTTATAATATATCCATTTATCTCTAACCATCATTCTCATTTCAGACTCTCTATCTTTTTTCATTAGAGAGAATGTATTAAAAAACTCCATATATCTCATATGGAGTTGAGGTATTCTTACAGATTCTTCACCATATTTATCAGGATCTATTTCACTATCCTTCTTCCACATTTCTTGTAGTTGTTCAAGATTCATATATCTAAACTCAATTGAACATTAGTAGTAAATTTATTATAAGTTGTACCATTAATATGGCAATAGGTATTGAATACTTTTTTCATATCATCATGAGAGAGACCGCAATGTTTTGCTGCTTGAGGTATGTTCCACTTGGCAGCAAATAACATTTTGATAGCATACGATTGTTCTTTCAAATACCTTGGTCTTTTGTTTTAGCAAAAAACTCTTGCATTGAAGAAGACACATCAGGTGGTTCTGGATGTTTATACCCTTTTATTTTCATCCAGTCATTATGCATTGCTTGCATACGCCATGATTGGGCAAGACTCTTAGGACCATTATCTAGTAATTCCCTTGAACTTTTGCCAAGTATTTTCATACCAGCATACTCTTCTCTCCAATTGGAATCATCCCATTCAGTTTTATATGTCCTTTCTGGGACATGTTCCTTTCCAACTTTTTTTCGCATTGACACTAAGCTACCTCCTATACCACAATATGTATAGACCTTAGTACCTTAGCACAGAATTAAAAATTTTGCAACTACCTTTTGTCTCTGCTTCCCTGATTCCTTACTTCAAATACCGAATAGTTAAAAGTTGCTGTAGCAGTCATGAATTCATTATCGGTTCCTGTAACATCAAAAGCTACAGTGGATAATGATACTGGCCAAAGACTCTGAAATACTACATCAAAGTTTGCAATATTATTATTATTTAAAACCAATAGCGTTGCATCAGACCACTTAGCATCATCGGTTTTAGATCTAGTATCCATTCTATATTGGTCATTCCAATTCATTCTATCAATATAATCTTGAGGAGTTCCTAATGCTCGTATCCAATTATGAATCTCCATATAATTTCTAAGGTCTTCATCAACAATGAAATCCAAAGTCAATTGACTATACTCTATATTACCACTCATAGGGATCTTAGCATATCCAGCAGTAGGAATATCAACTTGCCCTAAACTCATTTCTGGTATTGATGCTCTTTGGCATAGAAAAGAAACCTTCTTTGCTTTATCCAATACGAATACAAATCCTATTGGTGATAGAAAGTTCTTGTTTGTTAATTGATCTTTATACCAGTTTGCCATTATAGCAGTACTATTTTAATTATTTATACCCACCGATTAACAACTAGTTCAACAGCATTACTTGAATTAACTATCTGACTCTCTACTTCAAATCCTTCAGACTTAGCAACACTGGTAAGTAATTGTATACAATACAATTGTGTTATCTTTTCAAGGAATCTTTCTATTGGTATTTGATGAGACCAAGTTTGCCTATCAGTTATCAACTCATAGCATTGACTCTGTTTGTTCCACTTGAAACCCATGTCATCACCTATTGTGACTTCACACATTACTTTCTCGTGCTCATGTCCTATAGGATTTACTAACTGTCTATTAATATCAACTGGATAACCATCAAACATCAATGCCTGTATTAATGCTGGTTTGTTTGTGATCTTCGTTTTTATTTTGCTGAAGTGTGACATTGTAGTATTCAGGTTTGTATTCTCTAGAGATAACGTTAACGTTATTTAGAGCTTTCTCAAATGGTAGTGTAACATCTAAACACTGATTTGATTCAACTCCTTGTACCTCTTCTATAACTGTACCATCCTGTTGGATGATGAATTTAATTTTTTGTTGTTTAGGCATATACTTCTCCAATCTCCCAACAGTTGATACCATCATTTCTAATTATATCCATAGCATACTCTACACGATTGGCAGGTAACACTACACAATATCCTATACCAAGATTAAATACCCTCTTCATTTCATCCATATCCATATTACCTTGACGTTGAATCTCTAAGAAAATATCTGGTACTGTCCAAGAATTCCAATCAATATCTATTCTGAGTCCTTCTGGTAAACATCTAGGAAGATTTTCAACTAATCCACCACCAGTAATATGAGACATACCATAGATGTCTATTCCATCTTTTAATAAATTTTTCACAACAGGTGCATAGATTGTAGTTGGTGTAAGTAACTCAGGATAATTACAATAATTCAACTTAAGTCTACGTGCCAAGTAATTAACTATACTATATCCATTACTATGAAGACCACTACTTGCTAGTCCAATTACTCTATCAGTTGGTCTAATACTCTTACCATCTATAATATCTTTCTTCTCTACTATACCTGTACAAAATCCAGCAAGATCAATCTTCATCTGATACTGAGGATGTTCAGCAGTTTCTCCACCCAACAGTTGCATACCTGCTATCTCACATCCCTTAAGGATACCAACCATAATATCAGCAACATTATCATCTAACTTCTTAGTAGAAATATAATCTAAGAAGTATAATGGTTCAGCACCACATGTGATTATATCATTCACACACATAGCAACTAAATCAATTCCTATGGTTGTATAGTCATTAGCAGCTTGTGCAATATCAATCTTAGTTCCTACACCATCCGTTCCAGATACTAAAACAGGTTCCTCGTATCCAACAGGAACATTAAACATACCACCGAATCCACCAACTTTAGGAACTTTCTTTTTGAGTTCTTCTACAAACTTATTGCCAGCATCTATATCAACACCAGCAGTCTTGTAATCTAATACAATACCTTCTTTCTTAAAATCAAGAGGTTCAAAATCAGACATAGTTAATGTATGTTACAAACTGAATCAGGATCCCAACAGTCAGGACATTCCATCTCGTGTTCATAATTATGAAGTTTATGAATCACTGAATCGTATCTCTTTGCAAGATCTTTATCTTGTGATCTTACCATAGATGCGTAATATTGGCAAGCATGAAGCATCCTTTGTATTTCCTTTTCATGAAATTGCATGATACAGATGGATAAATATATATTTATTTAAACTGTGAGGGTAGGAGTCGAACCTACAAGTCCCGCCAGGAACACTAGTTAAACAGACTAGAGCGTTTACCGTTTCGCCACCTCACAATGATGCTCTATGAGAGAGCATTCATTAGGCGTTGGACTCCTATACCACCACCAGATCTAGGGAAGAAATCAAAAGAAAGAAACTCTTCGAGTTCTTTCTCTACTCTTTCCTTACCAAATAAATCAATAATTAATTGAGCATACTTACCATCTGATATTGTATAGAAGGTATTACGCATCTGTTCTTTGTCGGTACTCCTTTCAGCACTACCGATAGTTTCCATACCACCTAAGATAACATCAATCTTTTTACTAGTACCACTAGGTTCTGGGAACCTTGACATATTCCAGAAAGGTGATGTCCACTCAGGGAAGTCAGTAATCATACCAGAACCAATTTGTCTTTCATGATCATGATCTAATTCTTCAGTATTGAAATGGTCACACCATGCATCATAAGTTCTTTCAACTAATGGTGGTAATCCCATATGCTTACATAGGTCTATCTCCATTTGTTTAAGATCATCTACACCGCCATGCATTTCAAACTCAAACATTGGGAATATTGTTTCATGTCTGCCTGGTACAGGATTAGGTTCTGCTCTATATGAAGTAGATAAACAGAAAAATCCTGGTGCTTCTGGATTTGATAGTAGTTCATATTCCAACCACATCTGTCCTGTCTGTGGTAGTGGCCATATATTACCACCGTAATTGTATGTTGCTACTGTTTCTGGGTCTTCACATGCAGCAAGTATACTTAATCTATTCTGAGTATGAACTTCTAGGAAACCTCTAGACAAAAAAAATGACCTTAAACGGTCAAGTGTCGTAGTATATTTTTTTGGGTCTATCAAACTTGTCATTATTTTTTCGCAAAACTAATCTATTTAGCATAAAAAAAGAGACCCCTTTGGGGTCTCTTAAGTTATGTGTTAATCTCAAATTACATGAGGTTAGCAACTTGTACACGTCTGTAGTACTTGTTGCTGTTAGCTGTAAGAGCACCAGATCCCTGAGTAAGTCCCTGTGAGAATGGGTTTGAAACCATGCCGTAACGAGTCTTGAATCCAATTTTTGGTTGGAAGGTGTCAGGATTTATTGCTCTGACCTGCTGTAGAGGTACATATGGGCAATAGAATAATCCAGCATCATAAGGTGAAGTACCTTTGTATCCAGCAACGTAGAAGTGCTTGTCACTTACGTTAGCAGAATATGGGTCAACATAAACCTTAATGCGTCCGTTAAGAGTACCAACAAGTGTGCTTGCAGTATCATCAACACCAGTAAGAGCATTGTTGCCGTTAAGAGCAGGTGTGTAATCTAGAACACCAGCCATTCCAAGAGCAGAAGCCACATCAGCAGAGCAGATGAGGATGTTGCCCTTCCCACGACGAGTTTGCTGTCCGATAGCGTTAGCATCTCTTTCTATCTGGAAGAGTAGTCCCTTGAACTTCTCAACTGACCATCTACCGTTGGAGTCAACGTCAAGGTCAAAGATACCAGCATCAGCAGTATTGTTCTGAGCACCTTCTACTGCGTTAACGTAGATTGTACGAACAACTTCTCTGTTGATTTCAGCAAGGATTTCTGTTGAGAGAATGTTGGACAACTCTTGCTCGGCATCAAGACCATGAATTGCTTTCAAGTCTTGAGCAAGCTCGATGCTGTACTCAGCTTTCAACGCACGAGATTTCGCTGTAACAGTTACTTTCTCTATGCTGAATCCCATCTCACGGAAAGCAGTAGATGCAGAACTGTCATCTAAACCTTCAGCAGTGGTTGTTGCCATTCCAGTAGCATCACCAGTCTGCTCGTAAGTTCCAGGAGAACTATCGTTAAGAACAGCAGGGTTGTTACCTTGAGCGTCGTTAGTTGCGTCTGAAGCGTTGGGGTCGTAGTTAGAAAGACCTGTTCCAGCACCACCAGAGAAACCAGCGTTAGGCTCGTTGAAGAATGCTTCACGGAAGTCAGATGAAGCAGGGCTTCTCTCACTACCATAGGCAGTTCTCATTGCGAAGATAAGTCCAGTAGGACCAGTCATTGGTTGTACACCAGCAATGTCATAAGCAATTAGCTTAGGCATTGAACGACGTATCAATGATATAAGTACGGGGTCGAAACCAGCAACAGGACCTGTAGCAGTTGCACCGCTACCATATCCACCTGTACCAACAGTCTGAAGAGTCTCGTTAAGGATTTGACCTTCTTCTGTGATTGCTTTTTCTTGGTTCTCTAGAAGTTGTGCGACTACGCCTTTTTTATATGAATCTTCGATCTCTGGAAGAGCGTCGTGATTCAGTACAGGGGCCCACTTCTCCTGGAGTTGTTTAATGTCAGCCATTTTTCTCCAAAATTTGTAGTAGTTTAATTAATTATTTTGACCATCTAGAAAGTGCATCTACGTATTTACCCATAGAGCCACTAGAGGTTTCTTCTACCAAAGGAGCAGATCCTTCTTCGGTGGGTTCAGTTGTTTCAGCAACAACTTCAGCCTTCCTAGTGAAGTATGATTCCTTGATAGTTTCGACTTTCTTGCGGAAGTCTGCTTCAGTTTCAAACTCAACCCCTTCTGCTAATGAAACAAGCTTCTCCTTTTGGGTTTCAGCAAGTCCACTGGCACATTCGTTCACAATTTCCATTTTAACAAACTCCCCAATCCTCTTATTCAATGAGACATTAGAGTCGATCTGTTCGTTGAGCTTTGTTTCCATATCATTTAACTCTTCAGCCATGCCGTCAAGCAGGTTGAATTTTTCTTCGGGTACAGTAAAGTTCTGTTCCACGAATAGCTTTTTAAGACCATTAAAGAATGATTCTGCCATCTCTGTCTTAATGCCATGCTCCACAGCAAGTGCGTTTTCTTCTAACCATTGCTTTGCAGCATAAGAGATGTAGTCATCAACCTTCTCGGCCAATTCTGTTTTAACCTTTTCGACCTCTTCTGTAAGAGTGCCTTCAAAGGCTTCTTGCAACGCTTTGACTTCCTCGTTAACCTTTTGGGTTACGACTGCCTCAAAGATTGTCTTTGCTTTAGTCTTGAACTCTTCATCTAGTTCTTGACCAGCGACAAGAGCGTCAACATCTTCACTAAAGTCGTACTTGGCTTCAGTGGTCTCTTCCTCTTTGGGTTCTTCGGAGATTGTTTCACCATCTTTTTCCTCACTGTCAAAGATCTTTCCAGATAATCCAGCACTTACATTACCAGTGCCTGCATCTGAAGGCTTCGTCTTAATAGACTTGTCTCCTTCTTTGGCAGTTGAACCAGCAGCAGATGCACCAAGGTTCTTAGTACCCTTAGCACCCTCTTCTGATTTAGAATCAGAACCACCGATATCAGTATAATTTCCCCCAGAAGTATCGATTTTTTCTCCTGCGGTAGCACCTTTTTTGATTGCTGTAGAACCAGTAGCTGCGTCTTCGCTCACTTGCTCCATATTATCTAGCTCTTTAGTAGAGGTCTCAGACATTTGTTTAAACTCCGATTAAATCTTGCGTTGTCTTTATTTATTTATAAATCACAAACTCTTTAGAAACTTACTGAATGCGGAAACCTTCCGTTCTTGTAAGTTTATTAGAGTTGCTTCATCAATTTCTTGCTTTATTTGAGCAACAGCAGACTCTTTAAGTATACCATTATCCCAAACCCATTCTTTTCCTTCCATAATTCCATCAACAAAAGCATCAGGTGCTGATGGATCTGCTACTATATCAGCAGCAGTTGCAAGCATAAAGTCATCTTGTACTATGTTAACGCCCTCTTGTTGTTTAAGAGAACCCATACCACGACTAGAGACTCCAAGTTTTACACCCTCATCAAGAAGAGATTTTGCAATCCTTCCGTTAGGTGTATCAAGAATCTTTGCACGTCCAATAAAATTATTACCTTCTGCTCTAAGAGATTCTATCTTATGAGAAACTTTATCCAGATTGATGGAAGGTCCATCTGGATGTCCTAACTCACCGAGAGCACGACCCTTGCGAATGTGTGCCTCATCATATTTAGCAACTTCTCTTTCGAGTGTTCTAAATGGATACTTGCGACCATTCTTATTTGCTATCTCAGCCTGAAGGAAGACACCTTCAATAAAGTGTGACTTTTTACCTTCTTTTTCCTCAGCTATAAAATTAACTTCGGTTATTTCTTCAGCTATTAGTCTCATCTGTTGGTTCCTCTATAGGTTCGATAGAATCAACCACCGCAGTATTTGGTGGTAGTGGGTCAGGAACTTCTTCCTGTTCGGCTTCTTGCTTTGCTATTTCACCTGCAGTAGGTGCAACCTCTGGTGGTTCTTGACCATCAAAGACCTTATCCGCAATTTCATCGGCAGCAGCTTGACCAGTTTGATCTTGGTCAAAACCCCACTCTTTTGCAAACTCAACTTTCTTTGCTTGAATTGCATCATAAGTGGCTGCGTTCAAAGCGTCATTAGTCACATCAATTGCTTTAGATTTCTCATCGCTAAAGATGTGATTTACAATAGTATTTGCTATTTCACTAGGCATAATAATTCCCACGTTAGTTTTATTTATTAAAATTCAGCTCTCTTCTGATCACCAGAAGAAATACTAGACTTTGGGTCCGCTGTCGAACCTCCATTTGCTGCACCATTTTCAGCAGGTAATGCGGTTCCATCTGTCATAGGGTCTTCCCCTAATCCCATTTCCAATGCTTGCATTGCCATAGGATCCATAATAACTCCGTCTGCTATCTCTTGCTTAATCTGCTTATCGATTTCTTTAATCTCAACATCAGTTTGCTTAAGAACTTGACGACGGATATACTCAGCAGAGAAGTACTTACCTACATAAGGATCCATTTGAGCAACTTCATTAAGTCTCTCATTGCGGATTTCAATCTCTTTGAGTTCAGTGAAGTAGTTGTCAGCGATATAATCAAACTGAACATGCTCCTTCATCTCCTCCCAATCTTCAAGAGTAACAATACCCTTTAAGATTAATTGAGTCTTTAAAAGATCTACGAATAATTCAGAGAATCTCTTACGCAATCTTGCGACAAACTTCTGGAACTTAACCTCATCTCTTGTGATCTCAGCAGCACGACCAATGTTAAATGTAGTCTCTGTCTCTAATCTTGAGTTAGGAACGTTGAGTGATTTGTATAATTTCTTCTGGAAGTACTTAACGTCTTCTAGTTCTCCAAGGTTCTGACCACCAGGTAATGTAGTAATTTCAGTTCCTCTTCCACCTTCTCTTCTAGGTAACCAGAAGTCTTCCAACATGGACATGAACTTCTTGTCATCCTTTATCTCACCAGTGTTTGCATCGTATACAAGTTTATTCCTGTAACGACCCATTACCTCACGTAGATATTGTTCCGCTTTATTCTTAGGAAGGTTACCTACATCGATATAGAAAATTCTTCTTTCTGGTGCTCTTGATAATCTGTAGATAACAAGAGAGTCTTCAATCATTCTTAACTGATTAACTGCTTTAATCGCCTTATGCAGGTGACTAAGAGTCATGTTCTTATTCAGATCTTGAATACCAGAATGACAATATGTAATAGAATCAGTAGTAATCTTCATACCCTGATTCGTAGAGTTCTTCAAACCTTTAGGGTTATACAAGAAGTACTCTGCTGCTTTTTGTGTTAATTGAGTATTAAGATCTACCCCACGCAATTGCTCTGGACGCTTATTCTCAAACTCAATTACCTTGCGAATCTTACGAGGATCGATGTAACGAAGTTCAATAAGACCTTCGCTAGGTTTCTTAGGGTCAACTACTTTGTGGTAAAAAAGTCTTCCATCAACATACCATCTACGGAAGATTTCATAAGAACGATTTTCAAAATCAAGGAGACGGAGAATTTCATCAAACTCCTCTCTCATTAATTTTTTAATTTTATCCGACACCTTCAAGTTGGAAAGTTCCAACTCAACTGGTATATCATCAAAGTTTCCACAAATTGTTTCGTTAACTATATCATCAACTGCACTATCACACTCAGGATTCATTACCATCTCCCTATATCGGGTGATGAGTTCGTAATCATTGCGGATAGATCCGTCAAAATCAACAGAATAACCATAGTATCCGCCACCCACTATAGGTTGCGAACCATCCATGTTATCTTTTTGAACAAAAGAAGGCCCCTTGGGGACCTTCTTCGCTCTTTCAAGACTATATCCGAAGAGCTGATTTGCCATTATATTCTAGATTAAATTGGTCCTGATCTATTTATCAGTCATTCGAAGTAGGTGTTAGAGGAGTCCAGTATTGTGTCTGGAGTTCAACTGTGAATTCTTCAATCGCATCATTGTTTCCATAATCTAGATCAATTGCGGCGATGTTACTTGGGAACACATTATAGAACTTATAAGACTTCAGTACCTTAGGCTTCTCACCATCTTTGATATCACGTGCTAACTGATGAACACTCATATCAGCAAAGTAACCAGTACTATCATCCTGATCACCAAGACCAGCAGCAGATGTAAAGTTCTCGTTATATGCTTGAATACTAGATGCCCAAATTTCAAATGCATTACGGAGAGCAAAGTTGCTGTCGTTCTGAACTGTAATTGTCCAAGGTTCGAATGTTCTGTCTCCTGCAATCTTTAAAACACGACCTCTGAAAGGAACTTCAATAACTCCAATCTGGGAAGAAGGAAGATTTGCTGCACGAACAGTAAACTTTCCAAGATTTACAAGACTTGCATTATTAATAATTCCTGAAGGGAACGCAAGGTCTACTTGAAATAAATTAGGACGAGCAAAGTCTGAAGCGACATTCGCTTTAAAATCGTCAATAGTACCTCTTTTTGCCATGGTTATTGGATCCAATCTCTTTCTTTAATATTTAGAATAATTCATATTTTCAGACAAAAAAAGGAGACCCATTGCGGGTCTCCCAATATTCTGGTTCTCTTGGATCATCTTTAGGATCCCAGTAGAAGAATTTCATCTGGGATAACCGACAATGTTTAAGAGGTTTTATTTTCATTAACTTGCTACTTCAGTAAATGCAACACCACTTCTGGTTGCTGTAAATGTAAGAGTAATGTAGTTAATTGTACGTGTTGGTTTCACGAAGATTTCTGCGTAGAACTCTCCACGATCAACTGCCTCAGAAGGGTTGTTGTCATCGTCACACTTAACTAAGAAGTCAGTTACACCACGACGACCTTGAACTTCACGAAGATAAGGTTCAACAATATTGAGGAACAATGAACGTTGTGCCGCATCATTCTGCTCAAAGAGTTGTGACTTAGCAGCACCAGAGATAACTCTCTCAATTGTTAGGAACAAACGACGAACGTTGATTCTATCAAATGCGGATGCAAATCCTTGTGCAGTCTTATCACCAAATAGAACTACACCTTGTCCAGGGAAGGAAACGATAGGATTAACACGAGCACCATACAGACGATCACGTTGAGTCTTGTTAGGAGTATATGCAAGTTTAATTGCATTTCTCAAGATACCACGTTGGAAACCAGCAGGTGAGAACCAAGGTTCTGAAACTTCAGTAGTTTGTAGGCAAAGACCAGCAACGTCACCGTTAGAAGGAATGTAACGATAAACATCATTATACTTATCGTAGATATACTTGTAACCAGAATCAAATACTGAGTAACTTGATGATGGTAGTAGATCAAAGAAACTAATGATGTTATTGGTAATTGTATTTGCGTTACTTAAACCAATGATGTTACCACGACGAGGTGATACTAATAACATGCAATCTCTACGCTCTTCAACAATATTTGTCAAAGCAGTGATCTTAGCATGTGCCTCAGCTTCTGTAGCAGCTGAAGTTCCAGACAAGATATAATCGATTGTCTGTGACTCAGGATCTTCAAGTAGATCGTATGCAGTAGTAACAACAGTATTACTTACAGTATAAACACCACCAGAAGTACCGTAATCAGCACCGTCAGCAAGTCTGTAGTAGAATGTTGCGTTGTTCTTAGAACCAACTGTAGTACGTCCAGCAGGATAATCAGTAGATCCAGCAGCAGAAC